GGAGGATGATCTGTTGTCTGATATCATAGCCGGTTAACTGCCGGCTACCAAACGACTGAATTTGATTTTTGCGAAAAAATCTTGACACTATCATTTGTACAGGAATATCTCATTGACCTGAACGCCACCCAGGCGGCCATTCGTGCCGGTTACAGCCCGGATACGGCGGGAGAGATAGGGAGTGAAAACCTGAAGAAACCTGACATTCGCGCAAGTATTGACAAGGCGATGGCCGAGCGTTCCCGCCGCACTGGTATTAACCAGGACCGGATTTTGCTGGAGCTTGCCAAGATTGCCCTTTTAAACCCGCAGCAGGTAGTCAACCTGAATGATGCCACCATCCGAGAGGATGCGCTTCCGGAGGATCTGGCGGCGGTCGCCTCTGTAAAGGTCAAACGGTTCCCGACCAAGGAGGGAGAGGGCATCATTGAACGGGAGATTAAGTTCTATGACAAGTCGAAGGCTCTGGAGCTGGCCGGTAAGCATCTGGGAATGTTCCGGGATAAGGTGGATGTAAACGTCCAGACTTCTGAGAAGCTGGATGACATCATGAGTCAGCTGGGTGGTGAGGGACTTGAAGAGTAGCAGCTTTCCCCTCTCCCAGAAGTACCTGGATTTTATCAATACGGTGGACGGTGTGGATGCGGACTTTCTGGAGGGGACAACGGCTTCTGGGAAGACAACGGTCGGCGCCGGCGTTAAGTTTATGCGGATGGTCAGCCGAAGTGGAAAGAAGCTACATATTATCGCATCCAAGACGACTGGAACTGCTGAGAAGAATATCATCCAGCAGGACAACGGGATTCTGGATCTGCACCGCACAGCCCGGTACTATGGAAACGGGGATAAGGATTATAAGATTCCTCACATTAAATTTGAGGACAAGATTATTTTTGTCCTGGGCTATGATAACCGGGACAAGTGGGAGCTGGTGTTAGGTTCTCAGTTTGGCTGCGTGTACATCGACGAGATCAACACGGCCAACATTGATTTTGTCCGGGAGGTGTCTACCAGAAACGATTATCTGATGGCCACGCTGAATCCGGATGATCCGGGCCTTCCGGTGTATAAGGAGTTTATCAACCGTTCCAGACCATACAAAAAATATGAACAGGACGTTCCTCCAGAGATTCTGGCGGAACTGAAAGAGAAGCCGGTACCCAGATGGAGGTACTGGTTTTTTACGTTCCGGGATAATTTAAGCCTGACACCGGAGGCTGTGCAGAAAAAGATGGATGCAGCTCCACCTGGAACGAAATTATACAAGAACAAGATTTTAGGCCTGCGCGGAAAAGCGACGGGCCTTATTTTTCCGAACTTCGATAGGAAGAAGCATGTAGTATCGATTCCCTGGCTTAAAACGGAGCAGAAGCTTGGGCGGCTGAAATTCAAGCGTTTTTCAGCGGGACTGGATACCTCCTATTCCAGCCAGTCGCCGGATACCATTGCAATGATTTTTATGGGAATTACCACAGACCGGAGACTGATCGTGCTGGACGAGAAGGTATACAGCAACGCAGAACTGGATCAGCCGCTGGCTCCGTCCGATACAGTGACGAAATTTTTGGAGTTCCTGGAACGGAGTCAAAAAGAGTGGGGACTTGCGAGAGATGTGTTTATTGATTCGGCCGACCAGGCGACCATCACGGAGCTGCGCAAATATAAGCGGCTTCACGGCAGTATCCACAATTTCCTGGACGCTTATAAGGCTCTGCAGATTATTGACCGTATTAAGCTGCAGCTGGGCTGGATTCAGCAGGGGTGCTATCTGGTGGCAGATACCTGTACAGAGCACATGGCGGAGCTGGAACGGTATTCCTGGCTGGAGGACAAGGACGAACCGGAGGATCGGAATGACCATACGATCAACGCATCCCAGTATGGCTGGATTCCCTGGAGGAATCTGATTGGGTTCGAGGAGGATGAGAAATGAGGTGGCTGACAACATTGAACGAGAATATAAAACGGGGCATCCGTTCCTGGCTGAATGTGCAGCCGGCAAGCCCCTACAGCATCCAGATTCAGGAAATAGTGGATTTTGAGCTGAATGCAATCCGCAACCGTATCTGGTACCGCGGTGATGGGAACGAGCTGGAACAGCTTTATGAGCAGAGCGGAGAAACAGCGGACCGGTACAAGTTCTGGGCGTCTAAATGCACACCTGGCATGGAAATGCGGAAAATCCACACAGGCCTTCCCGGACTGATTGTCAAGGTTCTCTCATCCATTGTGATGGCAGATATGAATGAGTTCCAGTTCGAGTCTGGAAAGCAGGAAGAGACCTGGAAGGAAATCGAGAAACAGAATCAGTTCCGGAAAAAGTTAAAGAAGGCCCTGAGAGAAGCGCTGTACATCGGTGACGGGGCCTGGAAGCTGACGCTGAATACCCAAAAGAGTGAGTATCCCTTCATCAGCTGGTATCCGGGAGACCGGATAGAGCTGATTTATGAGGGGGACGAGCTGACAGAGGTTGTCTTCAAGACGCCGTACAAGGAGAAAGGGCAGCTGTACGTGCTCTATGAGCATTATGGGTATGGCTGCATCCGGAATGAGCTGTACCTGGGAGAGAAGGAAGTTCCTCTCGATACCATAAAGAGGACCCAGGGGCTCAAAGACTGGGCATTTGATCCGTCAGTGATTCTGGCGGTTCCGTTCCACATCTATGACAGCGCGAAGTGGGAAGGACGGGGAGGCAGCCTGTTCGACGGGAAATTAGACAGCTTCGATGCTTTTGATGAGGTGTGGAGCCAGTGGATGGACGCGCTGCGAAGCGGAAGAGCCAGGACCTATATTCCGGACTGCCTGGTTCCGAAAAATCCTAAGACTGGCGAGATGCTGCGCCCGAATCCCTTCGATAACCGGTTCTTTGCCGGAGACAGCGATATGTCGGAACACGGGGAGAATAAGGTGCAGACAGAACAGCCGGCCATTCCCCATGACAGCTATCTGGCTTCCTACGTGACAGCCCTGGATTTGTGCCTGCAGGGCATTATCAGCCCTTCCACACTGGGAATCGACGTAAAGAAGCTAGACAACGCGGAGGCCCAGAGGGAAAAGGAAAAGACAACCCTTTACACAAGGGACGCTATCATCGAGGCGCTTCAGACAACGCTTCCGGAACTGATTTCTGCCTGTTTGAACTGCTGCCAGGTTCTGGCAAAGCAGCCAGTAGAGGAGGTGAAGGTGGATATTCCCTTTGGGGAGTATGCAAATCCGTCCTTTGAGAGCCAGGTGGAGACCCTTGCCAAGGCCCGGCCTGGCGTGCCTATGATGAGCATTGAGGCGCAGGTGGAAGAGCTTTATGGAGACAGCAAGGACGAGGCCTGGAAGGCGGAGGAAGTAAAGCGGCTGAAAGCAGAGCAGGGCGTTGCAGAGATAGAGGAACCGGGAGTCAATCAGACTGCCGGTTCTTTTCAGATCCAGATGAAGGAAGGAGAGCAGGAAGGGGAGACAGATGCAGGTAAAGGTAATGAACCGGGTATACCGAATGAGCCGGAAGGAGTACCAGGGGCTTCTCAAAGTAGCCAGTGAGCAGGTTCCGTTTGGGATTTATGCCCTGGAAAAGGAAGGCTATGCAGAACTCCGACATGACAGGTGCGAGAGCATTACGCAGCTGAAGAGTCTGTCCAGGGAATTTAAGTCTCAGGGATTCCGTGTACTCAGCAACCGGGGCCAGCTGTCGGCGGGGCAGTAGAAACCCAGAATCAGGAAGGAGGTAGGCGTGTGCAGCAGGATGAATACGAGATCGGCGCCGCCTTTGCAGCCATCGAAGAGGAGCTGACTGCTTCCATGATGCGAAACATGAAGCGCCACCGGGCTGAGGAGACGAAGGAGGGCATCCAGTGGAGCATGTGGCAGGCAGAGCAGCTGAAAACCCTGGAAAGGTATAAGAGGGAAAACAAGAGGCGTTATACGGGGAAGTTCCAGTCCTTGAACAGGGAGATTGAGGAGCTGATCCGGAAAGCCAGGGAAACCGGGGGCATGGAGCAGGAGAGGGCAATCCTGAACGCTGTCAGGAATGGTTTTAAAGCAGAAAAAATTTCCCCTGGAATGGCAGCGGAGTTCTTTAAGCTGAATGAAAGGAAGCTGGAGGCCCTGATAGAGGCCGTTACCCACGACATGGAGAAGGCGGAAACAGCGGTTCTCAGGAGGGCAGAGGATCAGTACCGCAAGATTATCTTTAACGCCCAAGTTTATGCCAATACGGGGGCCGGAACCTACGAGCAGGCGGTGGATATGGCTTCCAGAGATTTTCTGGCAGCAGGAATAAACTGCATCCAGTACGCCAACGGGGCCCGTCATACGCTTTCTGATTATGCGGACATGGCCATCCGGACAGCCAGCAAGCGGGCCTATCTTCAGGGAGAAGGGGAGAAGCGGCAGGAGTGGGGAATCAGCACTGTGATTATGAATAAGCGCGGAAATCCCTGCCCCAAGTGTCTTCCCTTTGTTGGAAAGGTGCTGATTGACGATGTATGGAGCGGCGGCCGCAAGGATGGAGTGGATCCGGAGACAGGGAAACGGTATCCGCTGATGAGTAAAGCCATCGAGGCGGGGCTTTATCATCCCAGATGCAAAGATTCTCATACGACCTACTTTCCGGGTATCTCTACGGCGGATGATACCTGGACAGAGAAGGAGCTGGAAGCGATTGGGCAGAATTATGCCAGGGAGCAGAAGGGGAAATATGCAAAGCATCAGGCAGAGAAGTATGGGAGGCTGGCTGAGTATTCGCTGGATGAGGAGAATCAGAAGCGTTATGCTGCCAGAAGAGAAGAGTGGAAGAAACAGGCACAAGTAGACGGTTTATTTGAGGCTAAAAAGACAGCTATGATACTTGGAATAAGCGAGGATAAAGTAGAGTTTGATGAAATAGATGCAAAATTGAGGAAGTCGGTGTATAATGGAATCAATAAAGTATTTAAGAAATTCCCACAATTAAAGGGATTTACCAAAAGCATACAATATAGCCCCGATTTGGATGCAATAGCTGCTAGTAAGTCTTTATTAGGAGAATTATTTCTAAGTGCAGATTTCAAAGACTATGAAGGGCTTAAAAAGAAATATGACCGTGCTGTAAAAATGAAAGAATTTCCTAAAGGAACCACGGTAGATAGTATTATTGTCCATGAAATGGGGCATCAGTTAGATGGATTTTTGACGATAAAAGGAATATGTGGAGGTCAAATCGGAATATATGGAATAATAAGAACCAGTGTAGCAGTTGAAAAAGAGGTATTGAAGGAATTAGGTTACTATGAATATATCCGAGAAGAGAGAGCAATGTGGCAGAATATGGGATATACGGGAAGAGAACTTAATGACGCACTAGCTTTTTCCAGGAAAGAATTTATTACTGCGCACATATCTGAATATGCAAATGAAAATTCTAATGAGTTTTTTGCAGAATGTTTTTCTGAGTATATGACTAGTAAAACTCCACGAAAAGCAGCAAAAATTTTTGGAAAAGTATTAGAAAGGGCAATAGGTGGGTTAGAGTGACAATGTTTTCCACTGAAACACTGAATTTAAAAGAAAAGTTGCAAAAATCAGAAGCTGATGATATGCGAGAGTTTGGAAGAAACCAAGGCTGGACGGAAGAAGAAATTGAATTATGTATACACGACACCTATTTGCGTGGAGAGATAGTACATTATAGGGAATTATTGTGTGAGGATGAAGAAATTTTAGAGGCTTTATTTGACCGAGGTTTTGAGCGGTCTGAAATTGAGAAGATGTTGAAAATGGTATGATACCACCAGTCAGTAATGGCCGGTGGTATTTTTATACCCATTTGCAGTTGCGGTGTCGCAACAGGAAGGAGATAAGATGGATTTAAGACCTATGGAATTAAAGGACACAGCTGCCATGATGTTAAGTGAGGACTACAAGGAACGCTTTCGGGCTGAATATGGTCAGCTCAGACTCCGGTATCAGAAATTGAAAAGCATGTTGGATAGATGGGATCAGGGTATGATGGAGTTCGAACCCACCTGCCCCAGAAGCATTTACAATATGCAAATTCGGGCAATGGAAGATTACATTGCAGTTCTGGAAGCGAGAGCAGTAATGGAAGATATTGTATTATAGTCATAGCAAGTCATAGAATGAGTCATAAGCGCGCAGGGATATCCTGGGCGTTATTTTTCTGCCCGAAGGCATTAAACTACCCGGAGACACCGGGAACCAACTGAAAGTGAGACACACATAAAACTGGATGGGGAGACACCCCGAAAACTGAAAGGAGACACCTATGAAACGAAGATTTCCAATGAATTTACAGCTGTTTGCAGAGGGCGGAGCATCCGGCGGCCAGGGAGACGGCGCAGGATCTTCTGGAGCTGCAGGGAATCAGCCGGGAGCTTCCGGAACCGGGGCATCAGGAACTGGCAGCAGCACAGGCGTGCAGTTTGATTATGAAAAGCTGGCCGGGCTGATTGCGGGGAAAACGTCTGTTACGGAGGATACGGTGCTGAAATCTTATTTTAAACAGCAGGGACTCTCTCAGGAAGAGATGAGCCAGGCAATTCAGGCGTTTAAGGCCCAGAAAGCGGCGAATCAGCCAGATGTGGGCGCGCTTCAGACCCAGGCGGCGCAGGCTCAGGCAGCGGCTCAGAAAGCTCAGCTGGAGAATGCGGCGATTATGGCAGCAGTAGGCCTAGGCGTAGACGCGAAAACCATCCCTTATCTGATTAAAATGACAGATTTTGGCCAGGCTGTCGGACAGGATGGGAAGATTAACGAGGAGACGGTGGCCAACGCCTTGAAAAAGACGCTGGAGGACGTTCCGGGGTTAAAGCCGGCGCAGAATGGCCAAGGAGGCTTCGTCCAGATGGGAGCCTCCGGAACTGGAAATCAGACACAGACCGATGACGCTGCACTGAAAGCAGCATTCGGTATTAAGTAGAAAGAGAGGTAACACATGGCAGTTTATGATTATGCAACACAGTTTACACAGTTTTTGGCTCAGAAGTATGCAAAAGAGCTCTGCTCGGATGCGCTGTCTCAGAGTAATCCCCAGGTAAAATTCCTGAATGCTCAGACCATTAAGCTTCCGAGGATTACAGTATCCGGTTACAAGGACCATACCAGAACGATTGGATTTAATGCAGGAACGCTTTCCAATGACTGGGAACCGAAGAAGCTGGCTCACGATAGAGATATTGAGTTCTGGATTGATCCGATGGACATCGACGAGACGAACCTGGCACTTTCAGTTGCCAATATTCAGAATACCTTCGAGGAGGAGCAGGCGATTCCGGAGAAGGACTGTTATCGGTACTCTAAGCTTCATGCGGAACTTACCACCCATTCAGGAAGAATTGACACCACAACGGTGGTCAATGCTGCGAACTTCCTGGAGGCTTTTGACACAGAGATGGCTCTGATGGATGAGGCAGGAGTTCCGGAGGAGGGAAGAATCCTGTACGTAACGCCAACTATGAATAAAATTGTAAAAGAGGCAGAGGGAATCCAGCGTGCTGTGACAGTAACAACCCCGGTCAGCATTAACCGTAAGGTTCACAGTCTGGATGACGTGCAGATTAAAATGGTTCCTTCCGCCCGCATGAAGAGTAAATACAATTTTACCGATGGATGTACAGCTGCTTCGGACGCAGATCAGATCAACTGGGTCCTGGTTCATCCATCCTGTGTGGTAGCAAGAGATAAGTACAGTTACATTAAGCTGTTTACTCCAGGAACAGATTCCAGAACAGCAGACGGATACCTGTATCAGAACCGCTGCTACGGCGATTTATTCCTGCTGGAGAAGAAAGTGGCTGGCTGTGCCATGAACGTAACAAAACATTCATAGGGGGGTGCAGAATGAAAGCGGTAAAGGGAAACAAAGTCTACGATGTAAATGAAACTACCCAGAAAAGCTATCAGGAGTCCGGATTTGACATTTTGGATGATGATGGACAGGTAATTGCCTATGGACGCGGGAAAACGGTTCCTTTTGACGAATATGTGGCATTAAAGAAAGAAAAGGAGCAGCTGCAGCTGGAGAACCGTGAATTAAAGGAGCAGCTGTCTTCCTTGGAAAGAACGCAGGCGGATTCCGAAGAGGAGAAAACCCAGGAAGGAAAGCGGACGAAGGCAGCAAAGGCAGGTGAGTAGCATGAGCTATGAGCCATATGCCTCTCAGGAATATTACCAGACCGTTTACAGAGGCGGTTCTGTGCCGGAAGAAACACTGATGCAGATGCTTCGCCAGGCATCCCGTCATATTGATTCCCTGACCTACAACCGGATTGTAGGCCGGGGATTTTCCAGTTTGACGGAGTTTCAGCAGGAGGTTATCCGCGAAGTGGTATGTAGGCAGGCGGATTTTGAGTATGAAAATGCAGATCTTCTGGCAAGCGCGCTGTCTTCCTACAGTATCAACGGTGTCTCGGCGGGATTTAATGGCCAGGCGTGGAATGTATTCACTGGGAAAGGAGTCGCCATGAAAAGGGATGATTACGCACTGTTAGCTCAGACTGGCCTGACCTGCCGGCTGGCGGTGGGGCGATGAGGTGGCCGGAGCTTGTGCCGGAACGGTTCTGCCAGATTCCGGTGCAGGTGACTTTATACGGAGAGGGTCTGACAGAGGATGGAGGCCCGGAGGTGATTTTTTCCGGGGAGGTCCGGTGTAATTATCAGGATAAGGGGAAAACGGTTCTGACTGCAGAGAAAAAGCTGGTGCAGCTGTCAGGATGTGCGCTCATTTCTGGAGATGCCTTCCCCCAGGCTCCTGTGATTTCTGGTGGAACGATCACGGTATTTGGAGTCAAACGGAGGATCTGGCAGGGAGAGAAGGCCAGGAATCCGGATGGAACAGTCAACTACACACGATTGGATGTGATATAGGTGAAAGTGAAATCAACAGTAAAGTTAAATATGGGCCGGATTCAGGAATTAAACCAGGCAGCGGTGTCGGCCTTGGAGAGAACGGCGGAGGCCCTGCATACAGAAGTGGTGCAGGCGCAGGTAATGCCTTTTGAGACTGGACATCTGCAGGAAGACGCTACCTTTGTGGAGTATAAGAATTCTGCCCAGGGAAAGGTCTCGATTATTTCTTCCACGCCGTATGCACGCCGCCTCTACTATCATCCGGAATACAACTTCCAGACCGATGAAAACCCATTTGCCGGCGGAGAGTGGTTTAAGCCCTGGCTTCCTGGCGGCGTCAGCGCAGGCTTTGCGAAAGAGGCCTTTCAGCGGTTTTATAAGAAGGAGGCAAAGGTATAGATGCTGACATTATCAGATGTAAAGGACTGGCTTAAAACCTTACAGACAGGCGAGCATTTTTATTGTGGAAAGATTGACAGCAAACCAGAGAAAACCATCGGCGTGTATCAGAGGAAGCCGTCCGGGCAGCTCAGAATGGCACTTGGGGGTCTTGAAAATACCTCCTATGAGGTGAAACAGATTTCTGTGCTGGTGCATTGGAATCAGTATGCTTCCCAGACAGAAGAAGCGGCTGTCAGCCTATTTGAAAAGATCCGTCAGGCAGGGGAAAGCAGCCTGATGGTGGGGGATACGCAGGTGTATTTTATTCGTATGGAGGTTCCAGAGCCGATAGATGTAGGAACCGATGAAAATGGTGTGTATGAGAGGGTAATCTGGTTTGATATGATTTATGAAAGGAGCAGATAGCGATGGCAAAGACAGGAGTATATCCATGCTATGAAAATCAGTTTAAAGTAGGAAAGGCGAAAGGAGATGCCTCTCCAATTGCGGATATGGAAACCTTTTCCGTCAGCTTCGACAATGGCGTGGAAGAGTGGACGCCGTTTGACACGGAAGGCTGGGTAAGACGGCTTTTAACGGCAAAGGGCGTTACAATTTCCGTAACTGGAAAGAGAAATGTGAGTGATACGGGAAACGATTATGTGGCGGACAAGGCGTTTAAAAATGGCCGGGATGCAGAAGGGTATTTCGCCTGGACATTCCCGGATGGAACTACAGTTTCCTGGGAAATGGCGGTAATCAATGTGAAAAATATCGGCGCCGGCGATTCGACGGCAGTAGGCCCTCTGGAGTTCGATGTACTGAGCAACGGAAAGCCTACCATTGAATCTGCTATGGCTTAAACTGAAAAGGAAGAGAGGAGCAATACGATGGCTAAAATAATTGATATTACAGAAAAATTAAATTTTGAGGAATCTCCGGTTCTGCTCATCCAGGGGAATGAAATCCATGTCAATGATGATGCAGTAACGATGCTTTCCGTCATGCAGCTGATGGGTGCAGAAGAGCCTTCTGTAAAGGAGATTATGAAAGCATATGAGCAGTTATTTCCGGCAGCAGACAGGATGATTATGGAACAGGAATTAAAGCTGAAATTCAGCGCTCTGATGACAGTCATCCAGGAGGCGGTTCAGCTGATTTCCGGAGAAGTAACACAGGGAGAGTGATGACCCGTACTACGATTTATTTGAGGACTTTGATTTAATCGTGTCATCGTTCTTTGCGCAGTACGGGTTCCGGTTGTATTCCAACGATTTCAAAACCATGAAATGGGATGAATTCCGGGCGCTGATTTCCGGCCTGGGACCGGATACTCCTCTGGGTCGTGTGATACAGATTCGTTCAGAGGAGGATGAGGAAGTGCTGAACTATTTTACTCCGGAGCAGAAGAGAATCCGCCGGGAGTGGAGAGTCAGAAACGCCGGGGAGAAGAGTGAGGAAGAGCTTGCTTCGGTACTGGAATCCTTAAAGCAGGCCTTCATCCAGATGGCGGGAGGTGTTCCGGATTGAGAAGATAAAGGAAACGAAGAAAAAAGTATGCTGTCCCTTCTGCGGGCATCCGGTGAATGCAGTTCAAGCCGAGGATGCCTCCTGCAGAGGGGTCTTTTTTAAATGTAAGAATCGGAACTGCAGAAAAGAATTTGAATTAAAAATCTAGGACGCTGTGCCCATGTGCCTGTCCAGTAAAAGGCAGGTGGGATCTATGGGAGCAGACAGCGCAGGCCAGATTGGACTTGATCTGGTCATCAATAAAAATGATTTTGACAGGCAGCTAAAGGGAATTCAGACTACTGCAAAGAAAGCTGGAGCCGCTATAGCGGCGGCTTTTGCCGTAAAAAAGCTGGTTGATTTTTCTGCCCAGTGTATCAAGCTGGGGAGCGACCTCCAGGAGGTACAGAACGTCGTTGACGTCACCTTCCCGTCCATGTCGAAACAGGTCAATGAGTTTGCCAAGAATGCAATTTCTCAGTTTGGCTTGTCTGAGACAATGGCAAAGCGGTTTACCGGAACCTTCGGAGCGATGGCCAAATCCTTCGGATTCAATGAGCAGGCAGCTTATGAGATGAGTACCGCGCTGACTGGGTTGGCGGGGGACGTGGCCTCCTTCTACAATATCAGCCAGGATGAGGCGTATACCAAGCTGAAATCGGTATTTACCGGAGAGACGGAATCCTTGAAGGATCTGGGCGTGGTAATGACGCAGGCCGCCCTTGACCAGTATGCTCTGGCCAACGGTTATGGGAAGACCACGGCGGCCATGTCGGAGGCGGAGAAGGTGGCTCTCCGCTACAGCTTCGTCCAGCAGCAGTTGACTGCGGCGGCCGGAGATTTTGCAAGGACGTCCGACAGCTGGGCTAATCAGGTCCGGGTTCTGAGCCTTCAGTTTGACAATTTGAAGGCGACCATCGGCCAGGGCCTTATTAACGTGTTTACTCCGGTCTTGAAGGTCATTAACTCCGTGATTGCCAAGCTTCAGTCTCTGGCGGACGCTTTTCTGGCTGTCACAAACCTGTTTTCCGGAAAGAAGCAGAAGACGTCCGGTATGGGGCAGGTGGTTCAGGATGCTTCAGAAGCCGCGGGAGCGGTGGGAGGCATTGGAGACGCGGCCCAGGGCGCGGCAGGAGCTGCAAAAAAGGCGGCCAAGGATATGGCCAGGGCGTTTTCCATCGATGAGCTGAACATCGTATCTCCTGAGCCAGAAGCAGGCGGCGGAGGGGGAGCTGGCGGAGCAGGCGGCGGAGTTTCGGGAGGCCTGGAACCGGTGCCTGTGGATACAACGGCGCTGGATACGTATGACAAAAAGCTCCAGGCTCTTGTTGAGCGTGTAAATGAGCTGAAGAATCTATTTGCTTCAGGATTTCAGATTGGATTTGGCGATGTTGGGGTTCTTGACTCCATTCAGAAAAATTTAAAATCGATTCAGGATTCCTTTAAGGCGATCGTAACTGATTCGGCAGTTTCAGACGCTTTTTCCAATATGTTAGACAGCCTTGCATTCAATATTGGAAAAGTAACTGGCTCGATGGCTTCAATTGGGGCCAGCATCGTGGATAATCTTACGGGTGGAATGGCACAGTATTTAAGCCAGAACACGGAAAAGATTAAAGATTATCTGGTTTCAATGTTCGATTTGACGGCTGAGACAGCAGGGATTGTAGGAGATTTTTCTCAAATTCTCGCTGAAATTTGTGAGGTTTTTCGTTCTGATTCAGCGAAGCAGATTACAGCTGACCTGATTGGTATTTTTACCAATGCCTTTATGGGTGTGACGGAGCTGGTTGGAAAGTTCGGAACGGATGCAATTGGCGCTTTGGCTCGGCCTTTTACAGAACAGGCGCCTCTGATCCAGTCATCGCTTCAGACGATTACTGATATTGTTTCCCAGACAACAGGCAGTATAAAAGGTATCTTAGATTACTTTTTTGAAGGCTTACAGGAAACCTATGATACTTCTATAGGTCCTATGGTGGACGCATTCGGGAAAGGATTTTCTGAGATAGCAAGGGTTGTGCTGGAAGCATTTCAGACCCATATCCTTCCTATCCTACAGTCTGCAGCAGAACAATTTTCGGCATTCTGTACGGAACGGCTGCAGCCTCTGATAGATAAATTCTTGGAATTTTCGAGTAAGGTTACGGAGTGCATTACCGTGGTATGGCAGAATATTTTAGTCCCATTTATTGCATGGTTTGCCGAAACGATAGCACCTGTAATTGGAACGCAGATTCAGACAGCTATCGATGTGTTTTTTCTGTTTTTAGAGGCTGTATCGGAAATTATAAATTCGGTACTGGATGCCTTAAACGGCCTTCTGGATTTTTTGACTGGTATATTTACTGGAGACTGGAAAAAGGCATGGAATGGAATTAAAGCCTTCTTGGCGTCTATCTGGGACTTGATGAAACTTTTAGTTTCAAATGCGATTCAGGCAATTTGGAACATCGTTGTCTCTGCCTTGACTGTAATACAAAATTTGTGGACCACTATCTGGACGGCAATCAAAGATTTTGTAAATTCCATCTGGGAAGGAATTAAGAATATCATCAGCAGTCTGATTGACTCCATTCACCAGAAGATCAGCACCGTGATGGATGGTATCAAGAATGGCATTTCCACTGCTCTTGAGAATATCAAGAAGGCCTGGTCAGATACCTGGGAGAATCTGAAAAAGAAAACAGAGGATATTTTCAATAATATCTGGACGACGATTAAAGGAATTATCAACAATATCATCGGCGGCGTGGAGAAGATGGTGAACAACGTGGTTCGGGCCATTAACAAGATGATTGAGGCGGTCAATAGCGTGGCGGATCATGTGCCTGGCATTGATGATGAATTAATTCCTGAAATTCCTGAGCTTAGTCTTCCGCGTCTGGCTCAGGGCGGCTATGTGAAGGCAAATACTCCGCGTCTGGCCGTGATTGGAGATAACCGAAGAGAAGGAGAGATCGTCTCTCCGGAGAGCAAGCTGCTTGACATGGCTCAGACGGCGGCCCGGATGGCTGCGGGAGGCGGCAGCAGCGAGCAGATGGAGCGCATGATTGAGCTTCTGGAAAAAATTATCAGCCTGATAGAAGCGCTGGATCTGGTGGTCAACGTGGATATCCGGGAAATTCACAGGAAATTAAAGGATCTGGATAAGCGGACCGGATATTCTCTGCGGACAACTTAGAAGGGAGGCCATGAATGGCGAATTTTATTTATATTAATGGCCGGGAATTTCCGTCCCCAGATCGGGGACTGGAGTTCCTGGTGGCCACCTTTGTGAGCACTGGAAAGAATGCCAACGGGGAGTTTGTGGGCCAGCGGGTAGGAAGAGACCAGTATAAGCTTAACAACCTGGTCTGGAACAAGCTGGACGCGGTTACCTGGTCGGAGATGCTGAAGGAGTTTAAGGCCTTTGTGGTGACGGTGCGGTTTCCTGATATGGTAAGCAACGACTGGCTGACGATCCGGATGTACCCGGGAGACCGGACCGCCCAGCCGCTGTTTATCGGCCCGGACGGCCTTCCGACTATGTACAGCCAGTGTAAGGTGAATATTATAGACTGCGGGGAGTTGAGTTAAATGCAGGCGGCAAGCAACGCGTATAAACGGGAAATGAAAAAGAAATACCGGGATGAATGTTCTTTCCTTCGGGTAACAATCGGAATGATTAACCAGACGGCGCAGGCCTCCGCTTCCGTGGCTGAGCCGGAGGCTTTTACCTATTTTTCAGATCTTACAAAACCGTTTGACAATTATCAGGTAGCAGAGCTTTATGCTGGGTGTGACGAGAACTGGTCTGCGGTGGACGGCAGTATGTATTTTCTGCCCAGGGGGAAGCGGGATGTGGTTCTGAACGCGGGGCTGGTGACAGAGAAGCTTCTGGGAGCAGTTGAGATACGTTTCCCCTTGGCTTTATCCATTAAGGGGCTGACCATTGAGTTCGGCAAGGCGTACCCGGTGGATTTTGCCATTGAGTCGGATCGGAATATCGTTCAGGTGGAAGGCAATGCTTCCGGCCATTTTGTGACGGAGGAAATTTTCTCTGACGCTACGTTTCTGCGCCTGGTTCCTGCGAAGATGGTAAATGGCCAGTCCAGATTTCGGATTCATCAGATAACAATGGGAATCGGCATTTATTTTGACAACAGGAAGATTCTTTCCGCGACCAAGAAGGAGCACATCAGTCCAATTACAGAGGATCTGCCGACCATTGACTTTTCTATGACAGCTGCCAACCGGGACCGGGAGTTTGATGTGGAAAATTCTGAGTCTTCCGTCCAGTTTTTGGAAATTGGACAGAATGTAGAGGTGTTGTATGGCCAGGAGCTGGAAGATGGGAGCATGGAATGGATGCCTGGGGCGAAGCTGTCTTTAAAAGACTGGTCGGCAGATGATGAAGAGCTGGATATTGGAGCCTCGGATCGGTTTGACACAATGGAAGAGACTTATTACAGGGGGCAGCTTCACCCAGAAGGGATTTCTTTGTATAAGCTGGCGGATGATGTGTTTCAGGACGCAGGAGTGGACCGTCGGGAGTATTATATTGATCCCTATCTTCAGGATGTCAAAATCCAGAATCCTGTTCCAGCGGTGGCTCATAAAGAGGCGCTGCAGCTGATTGCCAATGCAGGACGCTGTATTATTTATCAGGACCGGGAGGGGAAGATTTTTATAAAATCCAGCTTTATCCCGGATATGGCAGCGGCTTCGGAGAATGAGGCCTATTTTTCTCACGCGGCCCGAATTCTGGACGGAACCGAAAAGGAAGAGTATGTTCTGGCCGGCAGGAATTATACCCAGGCAGCTGGAGTGCAGACGTTTCTTCCCAGAAAGGGCGGGGAGATTGTGCTGAATACTGGCTATATCAGCGAAGAAACAGCGGACGAGAAGGGAAATTTCCCAAAGAATCCTACAGTTGCGATTACCCTGGAGGCGGCGTTTAAGTGCTTCGGGCTGACTCTGGAGTTTGGCCGAAATGCGCCGGAATGTGTGGTTTTTCATTCTTACTATGACGGTAAGCTGCAGGAGGACTACCAGCTGGCAGACTTGCAGGAGACAACGGTGGTTTCTCACGAATTTCCTGCCTTTGACCAGGTGGTGCTGGAATTTACAAAAGGTTCTCCGGGAAACAGGGTGATTCTGGATAATGTCAGGTTTGGGGACAGTACGGATTATTCCCTGGAATATGGGACGGAGCTTACCAAGACGCCGAAGGGGACGCAGCTGACCAAGGTTCAGGAGCTGCAGGTCATTCGTACCTTTTACGGTGAGAGCGAGGAAGAAAAGGAGCTTGCCAAGGAAACGCTTCGTTTTACACCAGAGGAACCGCAGTATACCTTTTACCTGTCCAATCCTTCCTACGGCTTTTCTGCTATCCTTACAGAGCCGCCAGAAGGGGCGAGCGTCGCCGTTACAGACAGCAGCGCTTATTATGTAACGGTAGAAGCAAAAGGCATAAACGGGACGGCAGAGGTAACTGTGAATGGACGGGAATATGTCACTTCGCAGGCCAGAACTGTGAAGCGGCTGCACACGACGGGGACGGTTGAAGTATGGGAAAATCCTCTGGTGTCGGATGCGGGACTGGCAGAAGACCTGGCAAAGTGGATTGGCGATTACCTGGCGTCTGACCGGGAATATAACCTATCTTACCGGGGAGAACCCAGGATTGACGCCAACGATATCGCCTTTCTGGAAAATAAGTACGTTCCGGATCTGCTGATCCGAATTTATGACCATTCATTGAGCTTTAACGGCGGGGCACTGTCTGGAACGATGAAAGCGAGGAGGGATATGAGTGGTGTGGTTAGAACCAAAAAACAATTGGAAATCCAGTGATTTTTTCAATATTCAGGATTACAACCGGATTAAGGGGAATCTGAATGAAATCCGGAAACTGGCACTGACGCTCTGGCCGGATTTTACCTTTGAGGAAATGGGGGAGGATAAAAGCTATGAAGACTACAGCTTTTATGCGGATGAAATCAACCGGTTTGAGGCGAATGTGGAGCATATCTGCCAGGGAACGTTTCCGTTTCAGGTGAGGGAGCGGCAGACGTTTTATGATAATACGCCGTTTATCGGCTGGCAGGAGCTGAATCGTTTGGAAGAGGCCTGCCGCCTGATGTACAGCAATCTGAAAAGCAGGGAGGAAGGCCGTAAAATGCTGGCGTTTACATTGAATGGAGGTTTATTTGGATGAAGAGACTGAAAACAGATTACAAGGACGCCATGTATGACGGGCAGAGGCGGTACCGTCTGGCGAAAAATGAGGATGATACCTACGGTATTTTGGATGCCACAACGTACACTCAAGTGGGTGATCGGTTTGGAGAAAATGACATTAATGAGACGAACCAGGCGGTGAATGCGCTGATGGAGACCAAGACGATTACCCTGACGGCAGCAGGCTGGCAGGGGGAAGGGCCTTATACGCAGACGGTGGAGGCTTCGGGCGTGCAGGATACAGATGAGCCAATGGCAAAGGAAGTAATTCCGAAGGGAACCACAAAAGAAGATGAAAAGGCGATCCGTAAGGCTGCGGCCTGCGTCAGCTATTTTGAAACCGGAAACGGGACGGTGACGTTTACCTGCATCGGTAAGAAGCCGGCAACTGATTTTCAGGTAGTGGTAAAGGGGGTATAGGATATGGCAATGGGAATTTGGCTGCCAGGAGGAGGCGGGGCGGATCTGGATGCGGTGACAGCCGGCGCCGGAGACGTGCTGGCAGGAAAAGTCATAGTCGGCCCAGATGGGGAACCGCTCACCGGAACTCTGGCATTATCCGGAAATGCTTCTGACGGTCAGGTATTAAGCGGGCAGACGTATTATAATACAGATGCCAAAACAAAAAGAACCGGTACGATGCCGAATAAAGAGGCTGTGAACCAGTCCCTTGCTATCAATGGGAGCTATACGATCCCAGAGGGCTATCATAATGGCAACGGCAAGGTGACGCAGAGCGTTAAGACGAAGGGAGCTCAGACCTTTACGCCGGGGCGCAGCAATCAGGTAATTGGAGCTAACCAGTGGTTGTCCGGAGCGCAGACAATCATGGGAGACCCTAACCTTGTGTCCGGAAATATTCGCGACGGCGTAACCATTTTCGGAACGCGTGGGAACGTCATTGAGTATAAAACCCCGTCTGTGATTACTGACTATAGCGGAACCATAACAGGAAAAGATTCCAGTCAAGGATCTTCTGGTCAATGGGAAGGTGGCTCATCAGCACGCGTATTAATGCGTCTGTATCAGGGTGCGTGGATCGTTGGAAGATTACTTTCTGGGTTAAATTTAACCGGATGGAATTATATTGATTTTTCCGCGAAAGTCGATGATTATACGTCAGAAGCGTATTTTGGAATCAGTCAAAATCCAAACCTATCCTCGATCAATTTCACAAATATGGTAAAGCTAACGCCTGGCAATAGTCGTCAAGTAAAAATGAATGTTAGTGCGAATAATGGAGTTTGGTATTTTTATATTGGAGCAAAGCATCTGAACAATGCCAGCGTTGGCAAAACTAACGGGCCAGGCGTAAGAGACATAAAACTTATGACACAGTAAAAGAGGTGACAGCATGAAAATTTATGTAAATGAATTTCATCAGATAAAAGCCGTCCGGGAAAATACTACGGGCAACGATACATTAAAAGAAATCGAAGTTCCTGACGATTTTTTACAGCCGTTTTGTGCTACGGTGATTAAAGGCTTTTGCTATCAGATAAACGAAGATGGTTCGACAATGGTTTATCCATATAAAGATTTTGAACTTTTAATGAGCATCCAGCAGCTCCATGAAGAGAAAGAAAAACAGGTAACAGAGCTTCAGCTGGCCCTGGCAGAAATGTATGAAGAGAGGCAGGTGTAATAAATGGCTAAAATTTATGCTGATTTAGTGGAAAAGGGATTAAGAACTTTTGAACAGATTCCGGCACCTATTCGGAAAGCTGTTGAGGAGGAGCTTAGAAGCAGAGGAGAAGAGAAACTGTTTATGCCTGAAATTTGAAAAAGGAGGACAGATTTTGAAAGGAGGATAACATTTTTTTCCCAAAATGACATCCAAAAAGAAAGAAGGTGAGGATGATGGATGAAGCGGTTAAAGCGGAACTTGAGCGCCTGCGGGATGAAGACCACCGCCAGAACAAGCGTATCGATCTCCTGGATGAATCGGTCAAGACCATTCAGGATTTGGTAATTTCCGTCCATACCCTGGCCCACGACATGAAGGGGATGCTGGAGGAGCAGAAGGGGATGGGCAACCGCCTGGACAAGCTGGAGCAGGAACCGGGGAACAGATGGCGCAGAATGGGAGATAAGATTCTGGATACCGCGATAGGCGTTCTGGTAGGCGGAATTGTCACGGGAGCTATCCTTTTGGCATCTCAGTACATGAAGTAAAGGAAAGGAGCAGAAAAAAATGAATGTAACAAGCTTAATTCAGTATGTGTCGTATGCGTTGATTGCCATCGGTGTGATGGCCTTTTTAGTATCAGTACTCACTCAGGTGATAAAGCGCTGGCCAGGCCTTGACAAGCTGCCCACCTCTGCGGTGGTGATAGTTCTGAGCCTGCTCCTTTGTCCGTCTGTTCTGGTGGCAGTCATGGCGTGGGCGAAACAGCCGATTGAGTGGTATATGATATTTGCATGTATTCTGGCAGCGTTTATTGTAGCGCTGGTATCTATGGATGGATGGGAGCGTCTGAAAGAGATATGGGAACGGACAGGATATAAGGATAAACAGGAGAGGAGGTGATCCCATATCTCCCGCAGCTCCGGCGGGTGATCCGGGGCAAACATAAATCAAGACAAGAGGCGGCCCAACAGGCTGCTTTTTTAATAAATTTTTTTAAGGAGGATTCAAACTATGAGTAGAACACACAAATGCCCAGTACACGGAGAGAACGGATTT